TCAACATCGCCGTCGCATGGCGATCGAAGCCGAAAAGAAATCCAACGAAGCGATTCGTGATTACCCCGATTGGAACGTTGTAAAAGAATACCCTGACGGTTATCGCATGGTGCGTCTTCCTGACGTTGCAGATTCTGAAGAAGCCTTCAAAATCGGTAAAGCGTGCGGTGAAAGAGGTGGTTGGTGTACGAAGGATGAAGATAATCTACGACGTTACGGTTCAGGTGATTCACGTGTGAATCTTCTCCTTGATCCTGATGGTAAGCCTGTTGCTCAGATTGAAACCGAAAAACAAGATATCGATTTCGAAGGTGCTAATGAAATAGGTTGGAAAGGAACGCGAGCTACCCACATCAATCAAATCAAAGGTAAATACAATCAAAAACCAAAAGCTGAACATATTCCTTATATTCAAGATTTTATTAAGTCTGGTGATTACGCGAATGTTAAAGAACTGAGTAATGCTGATATGGTAAAAGCGCGTGATAAGTATATGGCATTAGATGATATTCGTAAAGATGCAAAAGCTAATTATAGTGACCCTGATGAAGTAGATCTATGGTCTGAAAATGCTTTGATAAATTGGATAGATGGTGGAAGAAATTTCTTAAGATGAAATCTACCCGTATCTTGATTAACCCAACAATTTGCACAACCTCAAAAATAGTGTTAAACTGAATCAATAATCAATCTGGAAATAAAATGACGCTAAACGAACAATATGAATCGCTAGATGAAGAAGAATCCAATGAAGAATATGTTCAAGACATTTCAGAACTTGAAGATTTGAGTGAAGAACCTATTGAACAAGCTGACGGTTCTGCAATAATTCCCATGTTGGAAGAATTACTTCCACCTGAGTTCGATGACAATCTTGCTGAGCAGTTAAAAGACAAATTTCTTGATAATTTGGCGCAAGAATTACTTGATAAGATTGAAAATGATCAAAAAGCGCGTAAACGGCGTGACGAACTCTATGAAGAAGGTATCCGTCGTACAGGTTTAGGTGACGATGCTCCTGGTGGTGCTCAATTTGCAGGTGCGAGTCGTGTTGTTCACCCTGTTATGGCTGAATCTTGCATTGATTTTGCAGCAAGGGCGATTAAAGAATTGTTCCCTGCCACTGGCCCTGTCAAAATGGAGACAGAAGGTCTAAATCCGCCAGAACTTGAGATGCAAATCAAGAAATTGGCTCAATGTTTGAACAATCAGTTCGTTCATGAGATCTCTGAATATCGTTCTGTTCAAGAACAAGTATTGACACAACTACCTTTAGGCGGTAGTCAATACGTTAAATTCTCTGTTAATGATATTGAAGAGAAAATTGACGTAGAATTTGTTCCAATTGACGATATTTTCATCCCATTTGACGCTCCTAGCTTCTATTCTGCACAACGGGTCACTCATCGTCAATATGTGTCGCAAGATACTTATGACCAACGGGTTGAAACTGGTGCTTATCGCGATTTACAACTTATCGCTTTGACCCTTGATCCAGAACGTAGTGCCAGCGCACTTGCAAATGACCGTATCGAAGGTAAAGAGTCTTCTGGAACCAATGACGACGGTACTCGTACATTATATGAAGTTTACACCCGTATTGCGATTGAAGAAGATGAATTTAGCGGCGGAAAACGTTCTCCTTATATCATTACTATTGATGAGTTTGAGAACAAGATTTTGTCAATTCGACGCAATTGGGAAGAACAAGATCCTATTCGCAAGGCATTGAATTGGATCGTTGAAGATACTTTCATCCCTTGGCGGGGTGCTCAAGGCATTGGCTTACCCCATTTAATAGGGGGCTTGGCAGGAGCCGCTACAGGGAGTCTCCGTGCCCTTCTTGATAGCGCACACATTAATAACGCACCTACATTGTTGAAATTAAAAGGTTCAAGAATCAACGGTACGAGTCAATCTGTTGCAGTTACACAGATTGCAGATATTGAAGGCCCTGTTGGCATTGATGACATTCGCAAATATATCATGCCGATGCCGTTCAATGCGCCTTCCCCAGTTCTCATGCAATTACTTGGTTGGTTGACTGATGCTTCCAAAGGTGTTGTCAGCACTGCCAGTGAAAAGATTGCAGAAGCAACTTCAAACACACCTGTTGGAACTGTTCAGGCGTTGATTGAACAAGGTGCTGTAATTTTCTCAAGTATTCATGCCCGTTTACATTTCAGTCAAGCTAAGAAATTTGAAATCGTTTTACGCCTACTGAAGAATTATTTCCCTGAGAAATTACAAGCCTACGACTTAGATCCACAAATCGTTTCAATGCGCGGGATTCATCCTGTAAGCGACCCTCGCGTGTTTAGTGAAGCACAACGGTTCGCTCAAGCACAAGGTGTTCTTCAACTAGCCGAAAAAGCACAACAAGACCCTCGCATCAAATATGATATATATGAACTTCACCGTTCAATACTTTCATTGATGAAGGTTGAGAATATTGAGAAGATCTTACCGCCACCTGCTAAACAAGAACCCCTTGACCCTGCTGGCGAATTGCAATCAATTATCGTTGGTAAACCAGTGATAACAATTCCTCAAATGGACCACGCCAGCCATATTATCACGCATTTGGCATTCTTAAAGGATCCAATGTGCGGTATGAATCCTATTATGGTTCCAATCACAGGAAAAGTTTTAGAGCATTTGAAAGACCATATTGCCCATTTCTTTGCTAGCCGTTTACAGATGGCGGCACAGGCTGCACAACCACAGCAACCGCCTGGAGCAATGCAGGGTATGCAACCACAAGGGCAGCAAAGCTCTGTACCGCCTGAAAAGGTCATGGCACAGGTTTCTGAAGAAATTGTACAAGCTGATATGGACTTTGCAAGTGAAGCCTTAACGGTTATTGAAGAAGTTGATCAATTCATTCGTCAAACCTTAATGCAACAAAATCCTGACATGGCGATGGTCAAAGTTCAAGCAGATGGGCAGCAACAAGCCCTTGAATTACAGACACAGAAACAAGCGTCAGACCTTGAAATCAAGATGTTGCAAGAAGAGAATCGTCGCACGCGCACTGAGTTTGAACAGATGTTGGCTTCTCGTAAACAAGAACATAACGAACTCATTGAGCAGTTGAAATTGCAGCAAGATAAAGCATCTGAAAGTTTTGCTCAGCAAGTTGAATTGCTAAAGAATACGATGGATAATGAGCAAAAGCAAACAACTGAATTGCTCAAGAATCGTGACGACAATAGAACTCAAATTCTTATTGAACAGATAAAACTTGCGATGGCAGAGATTACAGTACAAAACGCGCCACAAGGTGACAAGGAGTATATGAGTTCTGTTAAAGAGATTACTAACACTTCCTCTTAAATCATGTTGAATTTAAAATGTCTATCTACTTGCGAATCTTACTTATCACATCGGCCATTGGTACAGTATCTTTTGGACTCTATAGTCTTTATGGATATATTTATGAGAATGGTTATCAAGATGCTAGAGAAGAGGTTCTCTTGGCTAATGCAGAGGTACAGGAGGCAGCGTATAATAAGTATCTTGAGGAGTTCGAGAAGGGGCAACAGCTATCAATTCAGCTATCTAAATCACAGAAAAGGTTGGCTCATGTGCAGCAGCAAAACGCCTTGTATTCTCTTGATATTGTTGGGACTTGTCCTGATAAACTCAGGATGCTCGTCACCTATGCCGCACGAGGTGAAACCCCTCCAGTGTCCGAAACCTCCAGCCCATCTACTAGTGAGACCGGAACCGTTGCAGCAGATGTGACAGATGCCAAACCAATAGCTGATAACATAGCTGTTAATTATGCTAGATGTTTAGCTAACATTGATCAATTGAATGCTCTTATTGATTTCTATGAGAATACAAAATGAGTGCTGATCCATTCTCAAAAGAATATGACGATAGTTTTGATTGGGCTGAAGCTATGCGACAACAAGATGCTGAGATTCTAAGTAGAAAGGTTGTTATGCCTAATCAAAAACTTACGACTATGGATCGTCTTAATCTATTCTGGGATTGGGTAGATAATAGATCTATTGTTCGTAGATTATCGTTCGGCGTGACTATATTGATGACCTACCAATCTTTTCAATGGGCGACTGAATTTGCCTCAAC